CATCTAGCTGCTATCATCGCTGGAAAGGCGTGTAGGAGCCTGTCTGCCGCGTTTTTCCGCTTGACCCGATAACTTTCACGTCTGACCCTGAAAAGTCGTCCTCCACGCTTCTGCATCGGTCTTGTTGCGTGGTCTAGTCTGGAATGTGCCATCAGCATCAACGGAGAGCCGCCTACGAGCGTCTGTGGCGCGTTTTTACGATGAGGTCGATAAAGTTATCGTCCAGCGCCTAAAACGCCTTAAAACAGGCTTTCTCTCGGTGTTTGAGCGAAACAAGAAAAAGCCATCCTGTCATAAGTTGACAGAACAGCTCTTGGCGGTTCGTTGTATTGCGCTCATTCTTCAACCAGAGTGATTTTCGGAAGCTGGTCAACAGGTGTTCTCATAACCCACTGAAATGTCTCCCAAAGCCCATTGTACGTCTGGAAGATGTTTGCATTGCGTCTTTCATCGCTCCGATGAGCCCCGATAAAAAGTCTTACGGCAAAATCAGCTTCATTGCGTTGCAGGCCAATGGACATTAACAGTTTTTTTGTATCGATTCTGCGTCATCTTTTCGTTCTCCTTTCAGTCCATCCAAGTGTACTCTTGGAACCGTTGAATCTGCTTGTTAAACGTGATGGGGAGGTCGCCTATCTCACCTTCCTTGTTCTTGCTCAGCCGGAACAGATACTTGTCGGGGTTATCACCGGACAGAAGGATGATTGCATCTGCGTCCTGTTCAATCTGTCCGCTCTCTCGCAAGTCAGAGTTGGTAGGCGTTGCTCCGGGCTTGGATGGGTTTCGATTAAGCTGTGCCAGAGCTACCACGACAATGCCTGTGGTCTGCGCCAGTTCATGTAAGGCAATAGATATGGCTGTAATGGCGGCATATCTGTCCTTTGCACCTGTTTCGTGGATGAGTTGAAGATAGTCTACGAAGATGACCTGAGCCTTTTTACGGAGAGCCTGAGCCTTCATCCACGCCACGTTCTTTCCGGCAGCAGAACGGATATATAGTGGCATCTTCATGTTCTTTGCCTGTCCGTCAATCTCATTCAAGCTGACTGCCTTATTTTTCACCGTGTCCAGAGGGCAGTATATTTGATTAGCCATCAGACGTGCGCCCAACTTGCGTTTGCTGGTTTCCAAGCTGAAATAGTACACGATGTAGTTCTGCTTTGCCATGCTTGCTGCTATTTGCAAGGACAGGGCTGTCTTGCCCGCAGACGGTCTGCCGCCGATGATGATGAAATCACCCGGAGAAATGTGCAGCGCTTCATCCAGACGCTCTAGGCCTGTCTTGATGTACACAGGCTTCTCGTCCATGTGAAGCACATAGTCGTTTAGAACATCCTCGTATGTCCACGCATCTTCTTCCTCAGCTTTCAGGCTCATAGCCTCGCCCATCTGCTGGTAAATGTCTGATAGATCAGAATAGTCGGTAAGCTCGCTGGTCATCTGAAATGCCAGGCCTTGCACACGAGTGAGTGCAGCTTGTTCTCTGATAAGCTGCACCCAACGCTGCATCTGTTCCCTGTCAATTCGTACACACTCTGATTCACAGGTTTGTACACACGCCAAGAGCGTCTGCGCTACGTCTGGATGTTGCGTGTTTATCTCGACTATATCTATCTTACCCCTAGCCGTCCAATAGCCCTGAACAGCTGCAAAAGCGTCTCTCAGCTCAGGTCTGAACAAGTCAAGTTCAAGGTCTGGTATGATTTCATCCACAACGCCCGGCTTGCAGAGCATCAGCGCACCGATAAATACCGTTTGAACGTCCATTGTCATAGTCTAGGAAACTCCATCTCCGTACTTTGCTCGTACTGGTCATCCTGTTTCAATGCGTAAATGTCCTGCCATCCAGCATAGATGCTCTGGTTGAGAATGGCTTTCCAGTCATGCCGATCAAACTTTTCCAGCTTGTTGCAGAGCATCTGTTTCGCCCGGTCTGTCATAGGCTTTTTGATTCTTGTACGCATCTGTGCGAACTCTCGTAGGGATTCCAACAGGGCTTTATCGCCATGAGCAAAGTCGGAGAAGATGTCAGGTTTCTTCTTGACTGCACTCTCCGGCAAAGTTTTGACGTTCATCTGACTGTCAGTTGATACAATTGGTTCATTGTCATCTGACTTTGAACTCATAGATGAGCTGACCTTCATCTCATTTATGACATGAGGATGAGCTGACTTTCGTGCAGACCATCCTTTTGACGCAATATCGCTTCTTTTACGCTCTTCATCGAGCAGATGCTTAATCAAAATGAAACAAGATTCTGCTTTTTTTGAGTTCAAAGTTGCGCCTTTTTCTTCAAAAACGTATGCGCAGATTGCATCGTAAAGTTCCAGTTTCTCTTTACTTTTCAGTGTGGAGATGGCTTCAAAGTAGTATCGTTGGAATGTAAAGCTGTCTCGTTTTTTGTCCATACTCAGTCCTCTTTGTAGCGTTTGTTCCATGCTTCGATGGCTTTTGCCTTGCAAAATGTTGCAGAAGTGCTCACCCCGCATTTTCCGCAGACTACCCAACTAGCCATGTCAGCATTAAGTGGATGAATCACTTTTACAGTCGGTGGTTCCGCACCACAGAACGGGCATCTCTTGAGTTCTGTCATTTTCTAAATCCCTCTCTCGTTCTCGTAATTCGCTTATGAGCCTTTACAGGCCTTGTGCTTTTTCCGTACGCTGGGCGGATATGTTTTGCCTTGATGTACCCGCAAGGCGGCTTCGGCCCGAAGTCGAAAAGGCTCAAGTCTATAATGATGATGCCAAACTTCTTGTTCGTCATACTCAAGCCTCCTTTGGCGGTTGAGGAAGGGGCATCCAGTGCGTAATTTTGAATGCACTGGCGTAAGGCTCCATAGTCGGATAGCACCAGCATCCTCCATCAAAGTTCATTACTCGCATAACACCCATAGAATTTATTGTCAGCACATCTTTAGATTCGCCGTATTCAGCATTGGGAAGTTTATTTTTTACGCTAATCCATTCATTCATAACATCACCTCATACCATCGGGAACGCCATCCAATGCGTTACCGTAACATCTTTCGGCAGTCTCTCGCCTATCTCATCCCAGAACTGACCGTCTGCGTAACAGCCGAGAAAGTACGCTGTCGGCGAGATTCCTTGCAACATTTTTCCATCTTTATCACGCCACGTTGTTTTGGTCGCAAGCAACAAAGGCTGCGTTCGCTCTCGTGGCGGTTCGCTTGCTGGATGCCAAAAGGTGTTGGCCATCTTCTTTGTTCTCCATCAAAGAACCACAGTTCGGGCAGTAGTTCCAACGTGTATGATGATTTTTTGTGTGGCATCTGCTGCACTCGAACCTTGTAAATGTATCGTCCTGCGCAATCCATTCAGCGGTACGCTCTAAGGCTGTCGGGGCATCTTCCACAACTTCAATGGCATCGCCAATACCGCAAGCACTGCATCTAACTCCATTGTAGTTCTCGCAACCATCGCAATATGCTTTCTCGATTCTTTCAATAAGTGCGTTTCGTTCAAGGTATTCTGGATAGTTAGCCATTGCCTTTCACCTCAATTGTCGGCGCGGTGTCGATGTAATCAAGCACATCGTCTAACGACAAGCCACCTATTGTTCCATCGTTATACCCCTGAATCCACGCCTCGATGTTTTGACGTAGTTCATTAGCATCAATCGGTCTGACTTCCATGTTCTCTCCTTTCAATCTCCATCCCACACGCCGTCAGGGCGCATCTTTGCAAACGCAAGCAAACCGTGCAGGACACGTTTGGCGTTGCCCTCTGTTGCGTTCCAGTAGTCGCTATCGTCCACATCATCACACAAAGCGGCAATAGCCTTTTCTAACATCGGGATGCTTTCTGCGCCTGTCTTTCCGTAGATAGAGCGGATGCCCTTTCTACCCAACACATCATCACGACAAAAGTAATTTCCATAATTATAGGTGATATTAAGCCACAGTTCTTTTGTTCCTCCAATGGAACGAGTACCGCCAGCAATAAAGTGCATATCATTCACTTCAAGCGTTTCATGCGTTACTGGGTCGCATAGCGAAATATCATAGCTCATCTTTCTTCTCCCATTCCTTGCATCCACGTTCGTCCCACACGAAGTCTGCAACGTGTTCTGACTGGTCGTTCACACACACACCCTCCGGCTCTGCGTACCATTTGCAAGAGCCACAGGACGGCTCAGATTTGTTCTCACAGGATTCTGCCGTGCATCGGATAGCCTTGCCAGCGGAGAACTGCTTGATGCCCATGCAAGAGCAATGTTCGGTAGTGCAATAGAAACTCATTCGTACTTCATCCATCCGATTTGTTCGCAAACGCCAACAGTAACAGGATCACATCTATGTACAATCATTTCCATTGTTTCTTTTGCGCATTTTGCTGCATTGTTTTCGTTTGTGTTTGAAAACAACCCACGAGCCATTTCATACTGCAAGTTCTTTAATTCATTGGCCGAAAATACAGAACCGCATTGTTTGCATCTGTATATCCCACAAAATCTCATTTCCTCTGTCCTTTCTTTCTCCTTCTGTTGGCATTGAACCGCCCGATCACTCGCTTATACTCTGCATAGCACTCCGGGCACAAGTCGCCTGTGTCCCTGCGCCACGCCCAGTCCTTGAAGTATTCGTCAGGGTTCATCATCCTACCGCCCAGAACTGCTCCGCAGCGGTCGCATACTCGCTTATGGTAGATTCCTCTGTCAGTTTGCATATTATCACCCTTCCACATAACACCAGCTTTGGGGCGGGCGCTTTAAGCACTTATTACAAAAACGTCTATTCGTTTCGCCAAATTCTTCTACTTGATAACTGCATCTTACTTTATTAAAATTGCAAACTCCTCTATTCCCCATGAGAATGCAATAATGAGTAAACTCAAACAAAAATTTTGGATGTTCATACAATTTCACATTGGAAATGCTCCATGCCCAGCCTTTCTTTCCGACATAATCCAAAATTTCTTTTTTCCTAAGACCGGACATCTCTTCAAATCCTTCTGGCAAGCAATCCGATTCTGGCGTTATTTCGTACAGATGATTGCAAGTGAACTCCCCTATAACTTTTCCGTCCAGTCGTTCCAAGTACCCATCGCACTCTTTGAACCATCCATTTTTTGTTTTCGTGCAATAAACATAGCATTTGAAAGGTTCATCGCCCATATTCGGCTTTGTTTTCCGTATTTCAAGAGTTTTTATGCCAAGAAAAATAAGATTGCACCAACTCGGATTGATGCTCAACAGAACCGACTTCATTTTTTATTCTCCCTTCCCAACATCCTTAAACGGGATTTCTTTGTCAGCTTTCCAGTCTTTGATTTTGCACGGAATGTCCGTGCCGGGTACGGTCTTTTTCAGACCATCCATCTGCCAGACGTTCCATGAGATAGTATCTGCGATGCAATCAAGAAAAATGGGCATGAAGCCGATTTCCAGCTTTTTAGCATCAAACCGATACTTAAAATTCTCGATCAGCGTCAGGAACAGATTGCATCTTGCCAGCAAGAGATTGTCTCCCTGCCACTCATAGCCGTATGTCGATGCGTAGGCGCTGATTGCCCAGCACATCCACATATCATAGTCATTGAACTGTTCTGCCAGAACATTCAGCTTCCTATCCAGCAGACCGATTCTGTCCGACACGGCAATCATCTGCCCTGTGGTGGTATCGTATCGACTTGTCAGGAACGGTGCTTCTCCACAAGTGACTTCAAGACAAGTCTTGTTGATGTACTCCTTCCAGTCCTCGCACTTCAGGTCGTTTTCGGCAACGTCTGTCATCTTCTTGCAAATCCAAGTCGGCGTGAACACCTCTGCTTTTTTGCAAGTTCGCTTCTTCTGGTCTGCAAGCCGTTTCTGCACACGAGGGACAAGCCGAACCTTGTCCAGCTGTTCCAGCGTGATTTCATCTGCAAAGCCCACGCCCAGTTCAGGCGGTGGGTCTGTCGCCCAGATGATGTTCTTGCCTGTTGTGTGGTCTTGCAAGAGGACAGGCAGGAACGTGCGTAGGCATGGGTCGGAGAAGCCAATCAAAGTTCCCATTGGTCAGCCCTCACCATAATTGTGTTCTTCTCTTTCAGCCAGTCCTTGACGCAATGAAAGCAATGCTCACGGTTCTGGCAACGCTCTGGGTCACGATGTTTGATAAGCTCGCAGATGCCCCGCGTAAAGTTTTCTGTAATATCTTCGTCCGTCATAGAGCGGATAAAATCGCCGTTAGTCATGTTTTTTCCTCTTTATGTTTCCCGTCAATCAGCTTTTGTTACGACTGTATCTGCTCCATTGACAGTAACCCATCCATGCTTCAGTCTGGCTTCAGCTTCTTTCATCTGAATCAGTTCTGGAGTGATGGATTCCGACACGATACGATTCGATTCTGCTTCTGCCTGTGCTTCGATCACTTTCACGTCGGCTTCTGTCTGAGCCTTCACCTTGTCCGTCTCAGCCTGTGCAAGAGCAGTCTGTTTGTTCAGCTCAGCGATTTCAGCGTCCTGTTTTGCTTGTTCTTTTGCTCTAATTTTTTCGGTCAGAGTATCATCCAGTTCTACGTCAATCACAAGGGCACTTGAAACGTTGATTCCGTATTCATTGGTAAGCTTTTCGTTCAAATAATTTGTGATTGCGTTGTTTACTTCCGTTTTCTTTTCAGAATAAATATCCATTACAGAAAACTGGGGTGTTACCTCCTTGACGTAGGCGATAATGCTGTTCTGGATGCGGCTTTCCACAAGCGTTTCACCATCCATTCCGTTAAAACGGCTGTAAAGTTCAACAACACGATCTGGAATGAAGTTATAATTTACGGTAAGGTTTACTCCAACCATTCCACCGCTTGCAGGAGCATCAATATGCCAGTCTGCGTGTTCTTTTGCGTTGTAATCTGCCGGGTCGTCCGAAAAAATAAGTTGCTGCTGACTGATAGGGAACTTGCTAACGTGCTTCATAGGAGAAAGAAAGTGCCAGCCCTGTGACAAGGTGTTCTGCTCAACGCCTCGTGCCGAATAAACAACTCCAACATAACCAACAGGCACTCTCTCCAAACACAGCAAAAGAACCACTGCAACAAAAAATGCTACTACCACAGAAGAAATAATAGTTGCTACCTTTTTCATGTTTTACTCCTTATCGTTAAAATTGTTAATAATCAAAAAGGCGACCGCCCAAGATAATAAAAAGAAAACAATGAGTTCTTTCACTTCTCCGTCACCTCTTTGTACTCCACGTCAATTCCTTTCGGTAAAGCCGTCTGATACTTCTGAGCCAACTGTTCTGCGCTCTGAGCATCGCCCAACGGCTGTTCAGGCGATGCAACGGTGACTTCCACGTTGTCACGCATACCAAAGTAGTTTTTGGCTCGGAAAATCCACTCTGCCGGGTTCTCCTGACCGTACATACCGTTGTATGCCCACATGGATTGCATTTGCAGAATCAGTTTCAGGATGTACTTCTGCTGCAAGCTGTCGTCACGGCGCTTGCCCGCCATAATTTGCTTCAGGCTCACCCATTCGATGCCCAGCACCAGTGCAATCCATTCGACCACAGGGGAGATTCTAGCTTCGATGCAAGCGTCAAAGAAGAAGTCAAGGCGTTGCTGCACTTCAATCGGGTTGTTCATATCAACGCTCGGAAGGTCGCCAAAATACTTGGCTGCAATCATGCCGATGACCTTCTTGTCCTCTTCATCGCCGATTCTTGACTGTAAATCGCCTGTGTTCAGCATCTTAGACCTTGTGATTGCTAACTCCTGTTGTTCTTTCACCTTTTTACTCACCTGTGAGCGGATAGATTTCCGCTTGTTAAGCATCTGTTGTTTCTTCTTCTCACGCTCTTTCTCGCGCTTCGCAGCGGCTTCTTCTTTCGCCTTTTTCGCCCGCTTCTCACGCTTTTTCTTTTCAGCTTCGGTCAGCGGCGGTCTGCCACGACCACGCTTCGGGGGTGTTGCCAAGAGTTATCACCTCTTCATCTTTGTTTCGATGCTGTCCAGCTTCCATGCAATTTGCCAGACTGCACAGCAACCATCCAACTGCCGCCACCATGCGCACTTTTCTTTCTCGCAAACGCACCGACCAAGCGGATTGCTGGTCATTTTCATCGGGCAGTAAAGTTCGTTGTCCATCGTTACCACCCAATCACAATAGCCGTGCAAACGGCCAGACACACGTTGACGAACAGCCAGACGAGCATTGCCTGCCGTTTCTCAAACAGGTTGTCTGCCATGTTTTTGATTGTCCGTTCGGACTGAACTACCACCGCCAGCAGGACTAGGCAGACCAGCCAGCGAGTTGCAAATTCAAACATTGTTATCAACTCCACCTTTCTCTCAGCTCTTTTTCGACCTGTTCTGACTTTGCTGTGATGTAATCTGCAAACTCGTCAGGGGTCATGTCCTCTTCTTTGAACTTGCCGACCATCTCCCAGTACATGTCACCAATGCGAATGATTTTCTGCACCTGTTCATCGGTCAGGTCTGCATCGCACCGAAGGTTCTGAATCAGTGCGCCCCATGTGGCGGCGATGCCATCCAGAGCCATACGAAAGCCGTACAACTGATTCTGCCGTGCGATTTTGCGGAGGTTGGCTGACATTGCCTGTTTGCCAGACGAGGGACGGTTTCTGCGCTTATTCATCTGACTGCTCCTTTGTCCCAAGGCGAGAGAGCCAGCGGGCTTCTTTTTCATCTTCGATTTTAATAACCTTTTCCATGTACCTGTTATAAATCAAGATTCCGTCTCTTTCGGCGGACTTGCCAAACATGGTTAGGCAGACAAAAACATCCGCCATTTCTTCTTGTATATTTTCTAAACATTCCTCAACGCTCTTCGGTGTCGGGTTCGTTCCGTCAAGCGCCCGGCGCAGCTTCAACGCAGCCTGTGCCAGTTCGGATGGTTCTTCTGCCAACTGTGCCAAGATTTCCGTCTTTGGCAGAATGTCTGAAACTTTCTTGCTCACTTCTGTTCTCCTTTCAGCCAGTCGTTCAGCTTTGCCATGCAAGAGGGGCAAAGAAACGGTTCATCATAGCAATCGCAACTCCAGTAGTCCCATGCGTCATGCACGTTCTTGTCAACCAGAATCACGGCATTGGGCTTATGCCTTCCCATTTCATCGGGCGGTTCAGGATTAAACACTTCTCCGCAGCGGTCACATTTCATGCTCATTCTCTTTCTCCAATCTCTTTAGCAGCCCATCCACGTCATACCGCCAATGGACACGCAGCCTTTTTGCTTTGACCTCTATCCCCTCTTGCTCTGCCCACTGCCAAGGGATGCTCTTTCGGTTCTCGTTGTAACGGAACGCCAGAACCTTGCTGGCAGGGATTGCAAAGGTGCGGTTGACCGCCCTGTAATTGACTATCACATGGGCGGTCTGACCGCTATACACCATTGCATCCACCATATCAGTGATATGCTTTTCCTTGCGGTATTTGCACTTTGCCTTGTCATACTTGCCGAACACCTTTTCCAGAGGGATAGAGGGCGTTTCGATGGTTTTTAGTTCAAACAGGTGGTTCATCGGGTATCGATACACAAGGAAGTCGCAGATGTTGTCGATGGAAAACGACAGGTTTTCGTTGCCACCGTAGTAGGTTGCAGCACTGTCTTTCAGGCGGTAGCACCAAGCATCCTTTGGCACGGACGCTTTGAAATCTGCTTCAAACTGCTTGCCGGTGTTCATTCGTTGCCCTCGATTTGATTTCCAAAAGCATCCCACCCTTCACGATGGTTTCTTGCAAATAGTTCAATCTTTTTAGCTGTCGGAAACATATCCTCTAACATTTTATAGGCGCATTGCGGTTTATGGCTGTGATATGTAGCGGGCTCTCGAAGTATCGTTGTGTATTTGCCTCTCGTTTCTTTTCTTGGCATCAGCATTTTTCCGGGCTTGTAGAACCACAAGAGATATTCGTGCGAGAACCGAACCGTAAAAGCAGGAGCAACGCCGTTTTCTTTATCCCAAACCATTCTCGCATGGAGTTTGTAGCCACGCTTTGCCATTTGCCGTTCCGCTTCCATTAAGAACTTGTCAATGCACCACATAAACACATTATGGCGGTCTGCTGTATTTTCAAAGAAAACGTCTTGAATGGAAAAGCAATCATCAAGCGAAAGAGTTTTGTAATAAAGTTCTTTTCCTTGATTCGGTCTGCATTTTCTGACGTTTCCTTTTTTCTGCGGCCACGGTGGGTCTGTGTAAATAATTTCGTACTTTTCGTTAAGTTCGTTCATTATTCATCCTCTTTTGGAATTCTAGGAATTGGCATCCAAAACTTGACCGGGTATTCATCATCGACCCATTTCCCATCTTTGAACTGCATTGTTCTAATGCAGTTGCGCCAATACCAAAAATCGTAAACAACAAAATAAACCCCATTTTCACTAGGTTGTGCGTTTTTTACACTTGTCCATAACTGCATAGCGGTTGGAACCGTATCAATCCATTCTTCGGCTTCTTTTAGGTCGATGGGTTCTTTCATGTTCCCCAATGCATCAATGACATCCTCTGTGTCAACAAGTCTCATTTTCGTTCACCTCTAAATTCACTTCCGAGAAACCGTTTCTTCCCTTTTTCCCGGTGCTTGTCCTCATAATCACGGTGGTACACGCTCTGGCTGTGGTTCAGCTCATATACGAATGCCTTGCGTTCCTCGAAGTCTTTCTTCTCTGCCTTGTACTTCTCACAGGTGTCGTGGCAGGCTTGGTGGCGTGATGTGCAGTTAAGACAACAGGTAATCATTCTATCAGCCCCACTGTTCTGACATGGCAGCCGCCACGCCAGCGAAAGTTTTTGCTCGGTTTTTAGCCCGGTCAGTTGTAAACATCCCTTTATGCTGCTCTCCATGTTTATGAGAATAAGAGCCGGACGGGCACCATGTTGCCGTAGGCTCCACGATGTCTGTCGGGTGCAGCGGCGGTACACCGCGCTCCCACAGTAGCGTTTTCTTGCTGTATGGATGTCCGTACTCGTAAGGCTGGATTGCCTGCGTAGGCTTCGGATAGTCAAAAATCTTGCTGGGAGTAGGATTCTCAATCACTACTTTTTCGCAATCTGCCGCCCACACGGCAAGAAAAAGCGCCTTGCCGCACAATCCCTCATAATACCGGGAAAGATTGAGCTTTCCTCCCTTGTACAGGTGTCTTGCTCCCGCATTGCTCGTCTTTGTGCAGGGGACAAATGCGATAATCATATCCCAGCGGGGCACATCATGCGCGATTCCGTCCATGGTCACAACCTGCCCCCCCTCAATAGCCTTTAGGCAGTCACCGAGAATATGCCACTCGGGATGCCCGCCGGACGGCTCCTGAATATCGCAGGAGTAGGCTTCGTGGCCTTTTGCCCGGAACGCCTTACAGACTTCCTGTGATTCCTCACAGGCAACTAAAACTTTCATTTTTCCAAACGCCCGTTCAGCCAGATAGCGCATCTCTTATATAAGGTAGGCGGTTCGCCTTTTGTCCCGGTAGCGTAACCGTTAGTCAAAAGGGAGGTCAGAACTGTCGTCAATCACAGAAAAGTCATCCGTGTTGCCCTGAGAGTAGTTCTGCGGTGCACCCTGCGCCCGATCAGCGGGCTTGCTGTCCGATTTTCCACCGCAGAAGTCAACTTTGTTCGCCATGATTTCCGTTGCGGTGCGGTTGTTCCCCTGCTTGTCAATATACTTTCGGGTCTGGATGCTACCAGTCACCAAAATCAGACTACCCTTCTGGAACCACTTGGAAACGAACAGTGCCGTGTTGCCAAATGCGGTGCAGTTGAAGAAGTCGGTCTCCTTCTGACCGCCACTCTGGCGGTCGCAAGCAATGCTGAACGTGCAAACATCCTTGCCGGACTTCGTAACCTTAGCTTCGGGCGTGTGAACCAAACGCCCCTGAATTGCGATAGAATTGAGCATTATTTAGCCCTCCTTCGGCTGTTTCTGAGCACAGTCCCAACACAGGACGCGCCCCAAGCGTTTCTTTGTGCTTCTTGCGGTTTCCAGCGGCGATACGGTGCGGTTGTTGTACTGAATAGGCTGCAACTGCTTTCCACAGCAAGAGCATGGGGGGATGGTTTCCGCTTCCGTTTGCTTCTGCGCAGGCTTGTTTGCCCTGCTTGTGGTCTGCTTCTGGTACTCGTCCGTGTCAGCGTCCTTCGTATCGTCAATGCAGAACAGACCGTTCAGAGCGTACTTTCTGGCGTAGCTGCTTGCAGTGCCGGTAAGTTGGGAATCCGACATACCAGACTGCTGCTTAGGTTCTCTAGCGTATGCGGTGTTTGAAATTTTGTCTCCGCTCTCCGAATCGTAGATTGTTGCAGTTGCTTTGATGTAGTGATATTCGCCGCTTTGCACGGGCTCGTCTTCAAGTACAAGGCACGCTCCATATTTTGCGAGGAGCGGCTTTACTGCTTCCAGAATGTCTTCGCAACTGCGGTAATTGTACTTACCAAAAGAATTACGCTGGCTTTTTGGAGCTTTCAACTCGCCTTGAATTTTGGAAAGTTTCACAAGTGTTTCCATATTTCTCCTTCCATAAAGCATCTTTTGCTTTCTTAGCTTCTTCTATGGTTTTGAATCGGTATGTTTTGCCGCTAAAGTGGAACGAATATCTGCGTTTCAAACCTTTCGTTGAACGGTCTTCGTAGATTCCATACTCGCCAGTTAAAGCGTTTCTGGACTGAACAGTATTTGCAACATTATCAGCTTGGGTTACGCAGCGAAGATTTTCAATCCTGTTGTCTGTCCTGATTCCATTGATATGATCGATCACTCCAATAGGCATTAGCCCATAATGAAGTGCGTACACAAGGCGGTGTGCTTTGTATTGCTTTCCTTTGATTTTCACAATCAAATAACCGTCTTTATCGTAGCTTCCTGCGCTGTTTTTCCTGTCTTTTCTGTGCAACGTACCGTCAGAATCAACGTAAAACCATTTGCAAAGATACTCGACAAGTTCCTTATCGGTCATGGAATCACCCTCCTTTCTTCGGCTTCATTAGGCTTCATTGTTCTTACTTTGGCTTAATATGGCTGTACAAAAATCAACCAGCCATCAGTTCTGCCAACTGCGTACGGAGGTCTTTCAACTCCGCTTCCCTGTCCTCGATTTCAGACTGCAAATCCTCAATCTCAGCCCTACGGTCAGCTTCTTTGGCTTCTGCCATCTGCTCGTTGGTCATAAAATACACGCCGTCCTCCGGCTCGGTCACACCACCGAATCTGTCAAGGTTAATCATCTTTTGGTCTCCCTCTCTTACGTTCCTCTTTGATTTGCAACGCACTGTACCACTGGTCTTTGTCAATTTCGATAGTAGACCACCGGTGGTTACAGGCAAGACACTTTTTCCTGCGAACGATGCTATCGTGGTCTGACCGGCTGTCAACCGTTGTGATGTTGTCGCTGCCGCACATCGGGCATTTCACTGTGCATCCCTCCACTCGCTGGTGTGATGGGAAACACGCTTGATTTTGCGGCATTCTTGCTCGCTGCGTTCGTCCATCTCCTCGCTGACCGCCAGCGCGCATAGGACAACAGCCGTTGCGAGAAGCCCACATGATACGATCACCCAGCCAAACATCTGCGCTGTGGTCTGGCATCTTTGAATCGCATCGCCACACCCGACTGCTGCGATAGCTGCGACCAGACCAAGCATGGACAGCGCCATTCCTTTCAAAGTTTTCATTGGTTCTCCTTTTTGCTTCCAAAATTAAAAATCCACACAGTTGCCATCACGGCAGCCGCTACGATGATTCCCCATGTGCCTTTTGTGCCGACCAGCAGTTCAACCAGATGTACCAGCCACAGGTTCAAAAGGAACACCGCCAACACCACCGCAAGAACAGTGCCCCATATCATAATGATTTCTACCAATGCTTTCATTTCTATCTCCTTTCGTTTATTTTTTCGCCATTGCAAATCACGTCTATGCCATGCTTTGCCACTGCAACACCTATCTACGCAATTCCTTCGCTTTTCATTGCTTTTCCTCGCGCTGCCTCGCCTCCGCTTATCAATTCCACTCATCGCATCTCTTATCCTTTGCGATGCACCGCCTCTCAACGCCCCCGCTGCTCACGTCGATGTTTCGCCTTGCCGTTGCTTATCAAAGCTACGCCTTGCATCCATAGCCATTGCTTTTCCAATCTTTTCCTTGCTATTCCATTGCTCGTCTGAGCCTTGCTTCGCCATGCCTTTGCAGGTCTCGTCAAATCACCGCATTGCCGTTGCCACTCAAGTCGCTTCGTCTCCAAGCATTGCCTTAGCATTTCTGAGCAAATCGTCACTATGCCGTTGCCGTTCCACGCCGAGTGCAGCACAGCCCTACCCTGCCATAGCGGTTAATTGATGATTTCGTAGGTATAGCGGCCTTTTCCACTGTTTCTCCACTGGCCGATACCACGCAGAGCGCCGTAGTCCAGCCACTCGAGCACGACCTTCTCATGAGAATCGTCCAGAAGAACGATTTCAAACTCGCAGGTCGAACCAGCGGGAATCTGCTCGCTGTTAGAAAGACTTACACGTTCGCCCTGTGCGGTCTGTGCGCGGAGTGGGCGCTGGCACTCGGTAATCTCACCATTCACATGAATGGGAATCATGCGAGGCTGAACGAAAATTAGGCCATCAATGACCTTCTTGTAGGTCGTCAGCTTGCCGCTTTCGTTCACGGCCTTCTTCTTGCCAGTTTCGGTCTTGCCACCGATGCGGGAAAGCATGCCGCAAGAATCCTTGAAGAAGCCCTTGATCTGATAGTCATACAGGATGGGTTCGCCGTTCTCATTGCGAGGGAACACGGTCATGCCCTTATCTGCCACAGCATCAGCGCCCAAAGCGGCAACTTCGTCCTCGATGGTGTTTGCATCAGGGGACTTGCTGGCGATGAACTCTCGCGCGATATTCTGGTTGCTAGGCCAAGTGCCGAGAACGGCTTCGGTGAATGTGATTCTGACTTTGATTTTTTTCATTTTTGTTCACTCTTTCTTTCTCGATATGTTCCAGCCGGTCTTTCTCCCGGCTGTGCCAGCGGATTTCCCGCTTTCCGTAGTACTTACCGTTCATAAGGCCAACTCCCCTGTTGCGAGCATCTGTGACACTTCGCCGTAATGCTTGCCCAGTTTGTCCGCAAGGGCTTGTACTTCTCCGATGGACGGAAACGTCTTTTCCGGTTTGTGCGCTGCCTTCTTGCGTTTCCTGTCACGCTCTTTGTCAACCTTGCGCTTGCATTCTGAACAGTACTTTTTTGTCGGTCTGACAACGCCAAGATACAGGCCGCAACGCTCACAGTACTTTTCTTCCACGCTGCATCTCCTCTTTCAGTCTGGATTCCCGATTGTGACGTTCAAAGCACTGGTTGATGGATTTCTCCATCCACAGCACCTTGTTGGCATCGTTTCTTGACACGCCAGCAGCCATTGCCAGCTTCAGTCTGCGCTTGTGGCTTTGCGCTTTGCGAAATTCCATCACCAGCACTCACCAGCCTTTTTGGTGATGAACGCAGGCACATCCCTGCCGGTAGTCCGACACAGGCAGACACATTTGGCAACCCAAATATCAAAAGAAGCAGAAGGGATGCAGCACGTTGCATTTCTCTTAAAGCTTTCATTATCCGGTGTCAGCTCTGCAATCCGCTTGTCTTTCTCCTCCAGTTCCTCATGCGCTGCGATCAGAGCAGTTGCCAGAAGCTGCGACCGAGTAAGCTGCGGTGCATTATAGCTTCCAGTCTTGCGGATTGCAGGAAGCACATCGTTCGTGACCCATCTACGGAACGGAGCCGCTTCCGGTTTGTCGCTTCGGAGGATGACATGGTACAAACCGCTTTCGTTGACGATTACCATTTCCTGTTTGCCGCCAAGGGTGTCAATCAGACTGACACCCTTTTCGTCATCATCTAATCGGTCAGCAGCCATGCGGTTATTGCTAATACCAAGCACAGCGCACACGTCTTTCAGAACGAACCATGCTTCGCCGTCCATATCAACCGTGCGAACTTTGCTGTTCTGATGTTCAAAAACTTGAATGTTTGCCATTTTTTCTCTCCCTTCTTACACTCCCGAATCCTGAATATTCAAAATCCGGCAGATGCTTTTCTTGATGCCGGGCGTTTCCAGCTTCCCTGTCTTAACCTTGAAAAGGTAAGAACGGTCAAAATATCGTCCGGTGTCCTCCTTGACTTTTTCAATCAACCAGTCATTGGTCTTGTCTTTTTGGATAAGAGCAATCTCGATTTGTTTGCCAAAGTCACACAGAGGCTTTTTTTCAGCCATTATTTCACCTCCGGCTATTGATTTTTACGCATAAGTGTAATATAATGAAGTTGCTAGAAATCATTCATTACGCCTTCGCGGTACGGTCTTAGTATAATACGCTTTCGCGTAAAATGCAAGGCTTTTTTAAGCGTTCGCGTAATTTCAGCAAACCTTACAATGCGAGGACTGGAATTATGGCAAACTTGTACGAAAATATTGAAAAACTCTGCAAGCAACGTGGAGTAAACGTGACCACCATGTGCAAGGAATCGGGCGCAAGCCGTGGGTCTTTGACCGATTTGAAAAACGGTAGAAAGCAGACCCTGAAATATGAGACGCTTGACAAGATAGCTTCTTATTTCGGAACAAGCGTGGATACATTGGTTTCTGGTGAGCAAAAAGAAAACCCGCCCCAGCAGCCGAAAAGCGAAGTTGACGCGGATATTAAGTGGATTGAGCAAAAGCTAGTAGAGATGCCGAAAGAAAAGCGTGAAGCTTTGATGAAGCTTATCAGAACTATGTGAGGTGACGGCGTGGGCAAAAAGAAATTTAGCAAAGAAGAACTGCTGAACGACAAAAGTTCTCACATGGGTGATAGGTTTTCATTTGCCTTCGGTGTGCTTTTCTTGGTTGCTTCATTTATTTTCCTTGTGTATTCTTCAACCGCCTTTTTAATCGTTGCAGCCATTGGGGCTATGATGTTGATAAAAGGTAAACGCGGATACGATATGTTTCTTGAAAGAGAAAAGCTCAAAACAAAAATGTACGAAACACCTGTGTCCGCAAAGATTGTAGGCTCTGGTGAAAGCAAAAAGGCCGGAAGCGCCGCACTCCGTTCCGCTGTTGGCGGTTCAATTGCCGGTTTGCCCGGTGCTGTTTACGGTGCAGCATCCGCAAAATCTAAAACCAGCGTCACGTTTTATGTGACGTATGAAGATGGGCATCACGGAAGCGAAACTGTAAATTCCGATTCTAGCCGGTTCTTAAAGCTGATGAAAGTCTGTAAGGATTGACCCGGTACAAATAAAACCCCTTGCGCCGGGCTTTCGGTAGCCTTATGCGCAAGGGGTTTTGTCATGCGTTAGTTATTATTTCTTTAGCTGCCGGAATCTTTTCAGGGTGTTCCAGCAGCCATGCAATAAATCGGTCAATCTTGGCTCTTTCCTGTTCACTCATTGTGGCATATCCTCCCGATCGGCAATCTCTGGTGTTCATTTGATATGATTATACATCTTTCAGTTGTGTAGTCAATACCATTTTAACAACTTTCTTGCTTTTTTAGTTTTTTTTCGGGGAAGCCACGAGTGTTCAAGTCAAAAGGGGCAACGCCTATCCATCTTTCCTCCAATCACAGCTCTACAAGCTGTCCATCAATGCGTTCGATGTTGTCTGCCGGGTCGCGTCCATCGTCTAAGGCGGCTACGGCACGTTCCAGGATGCCTTTTGCTTCGATGTAAGCATCTTTATCAGCCTCGTACCCAGAAAGGCTCAGGACAAGCTCCAGCGTCCGTCTGCGGGCGTATGGAATAATCAGAGCATCTACGGTTCGGTTCATCAGCTTTCCTCCCACGGTTTCGGCGTTTTGTTTTCGTTCGGTTCAGATGCGGGCATTCCGTCAATGATAATCATATTGTTACCTCCTGTTTTGATTGTTTTTTTTCGATGGTACAGTTATAACACAGGCTGCTGTTGGTTCTCCATAGCAGCTTTTTCCATTTTTTGGCTTGTCGAACCCGGCAGTTTTGCCGGATTTTGTTGAAAGGGCGAGAATTTATGGATGAATATTTAGTAAGAACAGCCAAGGCATTAGAGATAGCTCGAATGCGTTCCGGCTTGAGCCAGCAGAAATTGGCGGCAAAAATGGGCGTGAATCGTGGCACGGTCGCCAATTGGGAGCAAGGTCTGGCAGCCATCTCCCTGCCGATGGCTATGCGCTGGTTCACCTGCTGCGGCGTATCGGTGGCTCGATACATGGACGCTTGCATTCACCCAGGGCTGCTGGAACACTTGGAAGACGGCCTTTCCGATCTGGAGAAACGGCGGATTCTCATAGATGCTATGATGGAGTGCTCCTCCTATGAGATAGATGCCTTGCTGTATATCAGGTACGGAGATCACGGCTCAGACCACATCGGTGTACTGACGGAAATCCTGGCAAACCTCCACACGCCGTTGAAGGACAGAGTTGCTGTCTGCCGGATGGTGTCTGGTAGCTATGAGATGGCACAGGCCACCAGAACAGACCCAGACCCGAACGGTACCGCCCCAAAGATGGAGATTCTTTATCAGGCGCAAGACGCTGGAACAGAAGCTGCTATGAAGTCCAATGATTCCTATACCGTTAATCCCAATAATATAACTGGATGATTGTCGAATTATCGCAGTTTTTGGAGAACATTTTATACACGTTCATCCACTTTTTGTACACGTTTCATGCAGATTAGGTATACCTTTACCCTGTCAATCCGTCCCCCATAGGCTATGAATCGACAATATTTGCGCAAAATAAATAACGAATCATCGTTAATTTGTCGATTATGATTGGTAGGCTTGTCAATCTGTCCCCCATCGTGCAGATTAGGTATACCTTTCCATCCACTTCTTGTACACCTATTCACAATCCGTATACGTTTGGCATGGCTAATGGAAGGTCGCTTCACCACCGGTACGGTCTTATTCAGCAAGTGACGGCTTGAGTTATCTACAAACTGGAATGGAAAAATAAAGAAATTGTTGAAAATTATCGTCATCGACTATTTAACGATGATATTTAACCTCTTGTTTATTTCTTGTTTAATATATAATAGGTAGATTGGGGGCGAAATGACAAAGCATGGGGGACGCTTTGACAAGTCACGGGGGACAAAATGACGAGGGCATGGGGGACAAAAAGACAAGCCATGGGGGACAAAAACGGTTGACACGTCCCCCTACTTGTGGTATACTGTTTTCAGACCATTAAAGGAAGTGAGCAGATGCCAAAAATATCAGACAACAACCTTGTCGAGAAAAGTAAGTCCCTTGTTTGGGCGAAGTTCAGGGACTATACCGCAGGAGAACTTCGGTTGTTAGAGGTTTACCTATCAAGAATAAACCCAAGAGACCCAAGTAGCAGTCGTGTAGAGTTTACGCTTGCTGAATACAGGGAACTGCTTGGGCTGAAAAGCCTTGACGCACGAAGGATTGAGCCGCAGATCAAACACTTTCTTGGCAATACGGTGTCGATTCCGATTGACAAGGAGAAAGGCACGTTTGAAAGCTTTGTCTTGTTTACAAGGGCAAAACTGGACTATGTGCCCGAAACAAGGTCTTACGTCGTGGCAATCACCTGTAACCCAGACCTTCGCCCCATCTTTTTCGACATTGCTGAAAGCGGATATGTTCGGTATCGGCTGCGTTACACGTCACGAATGAAGTCACAGTACAGCATCTTGCTTTACTCGATTCTTCGGGACTGGTTGAATATGGACAACAAACCGCATGAAATCAGTCTGAAGAAGTTGAGGGAGCAGCTCGGTGCGATGGAAGCCAGCTACGATGTTTACAAGAACCTTCGCAAGCGAGTGCTTGACGTTGCGGTAGATGAGATCAATGCCGTGTCTGACATTGTTGTGACCTACGAACCAGTCCTTGTGGCACGAAAGGCTGTGGCAGTCAAGTTTAAACCAAAAATTAAAGCGTCTGAGACGTTGATTGAAGCACAGGCAAGCGAAGTGTTGACCGAACCTCAAAAAGCCGTCAGAAAGCCCCGCAGAAGCGGATATGAGGATTTCGACTGGTCTGTGTGTGACGAACTAGAAAAGCAGGACTGCATTGACGTGGCGAAGGTAGTTGAAAAGTGGATGAAGAAAGAGCATCCTGAAATCAAGCTGCTAAGACGCAGAGAAGCGGTCTATGACACGGTAAAGGCTGCATATAAGGATATCTTGTCTTTGGACAGGTCTCCGTTCCCGGACAGACCTGTTGGTTATCTGATTAGAAGTGTGGACAAGGCAGGTATCGTAGACAGATATATGCCAGCGTTCTATTCCATTGAAGCATTGCAAAAGTAGTCGGATGTAGCGCATTGAGCAGATGATGCAGAAAGGAGAAAGAATGGAATGGATTAGTGTGAAAGACGGGCTACCAGAAGAACCGGGAACGTATCTTGTGTCTTGCGTTTCTAATGGGCCTTATTTCTGTGGAACGCATACGATTACGGCTCAATGGAATGGGAAATGTTGGTGGAGGACAAAATATCAGAAATTCACCCATTGGATGCCGATGCCAGAACCAGTGAAAGAATAAAGAAAGAGTGATAAAATGGCAAAAATCATAGCTGTCGCCAACCAGAAGGGCGGCACAGGAAAGACTACCACAAGCACCTGTCTGGCTGGTGCGTTGCAGTTGCTTGGAAAGAAAGTTCTGCTGGTGGACTGCGATGCCCAGTGCAACGCAACGGACACCTACGGCGCACAGACAGAGGACGTATGCACACTGTTTGATGTGATGACCCGGCAAGGTACGGTCGAAGAAGGAATCCAGCACTGTGAAGCGGGTGACATTCTGCCATCCGACAGCGCATTGAAGGACATTGATGAACAGCTTGTCCGGGACATGGGCAAGAACTTCCGGCTGCGAGAAGCCCTTGAAAGCGTGTCTGAGCAGTATGATTACATTGTGCTGGACACTCCCCCGCAGCTTGGTCTTGCGCTTGTGAACGCACTGATCGCCGCCAATAGCATCATCGTTCCCATCACAGCAGACCGATACGCACTGGCTGGTTTGAGCCAGCTTTCGCAGACCATCGGGGATGTTCGTAGATACTTCAATCCGACCTTGGAGATTGAAGGTCTGCTCCTGAACCAGTACAAAAGCCGTGAGAACCTGTCCAAAGAGGTTGTGGAGCAGCTTCCTGTGATTGCACAGAACATGGGCACAACGCTACTGGACGTGAAAATTAGACCGTCTATGGGCGTTCGTAAGGCGCAGGCAGAGCGGCACAGCTTGTTTAGCGGTGACACGGCAAAGAGTACCAGCGCAGAGGATTTCAAAGCGTTGGCGCAGAAAATTGTAGAGGGAAATAACAATGAGACTGATTGACGCAGACAAGCTAAGGGATTATTTGCAAAACCACTACAACGAAGTTGAAGCACTTCACCGTCCGAATGACAGCGAATATCTTTGTGGAATTGGGACTTGTCTTGATTCTATTGACGCAGATAGCTTTGATGCGCCAGACAGCTATCCGGCATGGATAAGCGTGAAAGACGCTCTTCCGTATACGGAAGATGGAGATGAGACGGTTCTTGTGTCAATTGCGGACGTGGACAGTTTTCCGCTTGAAGAGGTTGAAACTGCTGTTTACGACAGAAAAAGCAACGCTTTTTATCTTAGTAGCCACGAATATGTAGGCGCAGTGGCGTTTTATTGGCCAGAAGATGGATTCTATTATTTTGAAGAACAGGATTCGCATATAACCCATTGGATGCCGAAGCCGAAACCGGCGAAGCAAGAGAGGAAGGACGAAGCAAAATGAAATCAACCAGCAAAAAATCCTCAGGCTTGCTTGGCGGGTTTGATTTTCAGCCTATTTTTTCGGAACAGACATTAAGCCGAAGTGAGCCAAAGGAAGAAGAAGTAAGCCAAGCAAAGCCGAACGAAGTCAAACAAGCACCGATTAAGCCCAGTGAAGCCACAGACAGTCATGCACAGCCTAATGAAGCACAGTTAAGCAATATTAAGCCGAAGCAAGCCAAAGACAGCGAAACGCAGCCGAATAATGCTGTAGTAAGCGAAAGCAAGCCGAAGAAGCTGAAACAGGCGAAGGAAGTTCAACGTCTTATAGAACAAGGCGATGTTCCCGGTGCACTAGCCGAAGCTGGTTTGACAAAGAAAAAAATCCCGATGCCGGAATCGCATCAGGGCGTTGCAAGCGGCGATGGCAAGCGTTCAAAGCGCATTACCATCCTTATGAGCGAGGAAGAGCGCAAGTATATCAACCGTGAAGCTAGACGGCACGGAATGACGATTGGACAGTTCGTGTACGCTCTGGCAGTTGCAGCGGCAGATGGGAAGATTGAGCTGGAAGATTTCTTGGAGGATTGACGTATGATTGTTTATAGACCTCATCGTGGTTCTTTGGAAGATGCCATGAAAGAAGCAAGAACTTTTCTGAATGAATGGCAAATGAAACGATATGTTGCAAATAACTGGAACCTTGCAATCGGAAGAAAAGTACTAGACCCAGAAGATATTATTATCGACAACGAATCAACGGACGATGACCGTGTCGGTTGGAAAAATGTCCACATGGTTTGCGCGGCTCGAATCGGAAATGAAGATTACATGAAGAAGTACGGCAATCCGCAGTGTATCGGATATTGTGCTTACAATGTATCAAACGTGCCAAAATCAAGCCCGTGGATTTGTGCAAAGAACAGCGTTCCGGGAGATACAGACCCGCGTGTTATCGGATTCGATGAATCTGCCTTCGATATTGTTATAGCAAATTACGATGAGCAGTTCAAAGAGTGGCGGGATGATGAGGGCAGAATCCATAACATCACATATTGGATGCCGTTGCCTGAACCGCCTGTAAAATATTAAAATAACAAAGGAGCCATGTATGGAAAATTTTTATTGGGTCAAAATCCAGTACGATGATGACGTAAAGTGCAGACACTTCCAAGCACCGTTCGTCTTGTTTGCGAACAGCAAAGAGGAAGCAAAAGCAAGAATTGAGCGAGAAGTTCCCGGCAAGTTTTCCATTGTCAGTGTGGTAGAACTCGACAAGAGCCTTGTAATCACTCCGCAAGATTTGTTTGACATGAGGTCAAAATCAACACTTTGGGAATGAGGAAAAGATTATGCGCACATATAAGCCACGCAAGCGCAGAAGCAAAGAGGAACAAGCCAAAATAAACGCAGAAGTAGCAAAACGTAAAGCAAAACTGGCTGAAAAGTACAATACTGACACGCAGTATTACAAGGGTATTCCTATTGAACTGATTGTAAGAGAGGACTACGGTTGCTACAAAGCAAAGCGTTTCAAAATAAACGGCAGTAATCAAAACGTGTGGATTCCAAACTGCTATCTTGAAGATGACGGAACAATCAAGGCGAATGTGAACATTGATTTTGTATTCCGTAAGTCTGTAAACCAGTTAAACAAAGCTGGAATCACGCAAGCGATTATTGGTATCAAATGTAAAATGCCGGAAGCAGATGTGCCAAATCTCAAAAGCACCATGCAGAAAATCGGAGATATAGGAACTTGATAAAGCACAAACCCCTGTGCGGTCATTACGACTACACAGGGGTTCTGTTTTACTTATCAGCAATGCAATCCCAGTAGAGATATGCCTTGCCATCTGCGGCATCTGCGTCCTCAAGGAACGCTTTTGCCATGTCAGCGTAGAAGCCCGGAGTGTCAACGGACTGACGCTTTGCAACCTGACAATAATCCGAGTACATCATGTTCATAACAGCCCAGAAATCGTTCGGGTCGCAGTTGATATTGCGCTGTTTGGCAACGTCCTGCGTCTGTTCCAGCGTCCAGTGACAGCCCTTCGTACCGTCAGCATTCACCATGCTGTCACACCATTCCTCTGCTTCATCGTGGGTTAGGTGCTGGCGTGGCATCTTGATGGAGCGACTGTTTGCGCTGCCACGTTCGTACTGCCCAGACTGCTTGTCCCAGTCACCGTTCTGCGAGAAGCCGATTTGCGGCATTCTGCGCCCATTCTCTACGTCAGGGTAGCGGGGGATAGGGTAGGGGTCGATGTAGCGGTTCTCTTCCTGCGGATAATATGGATAGCGGTCGTTACCGCCTTCCAGCTTACGCAGACGGCGTTCCAGCTCGCGCTCTCTGCGGTCACGCTCTTCCTCAAGGCGGTCGCGTTCCGGCTCACGGTTTTTTTCGTGGTCACGAAGCATCATCATGCGGCGAAAATTAGTCTTGCCCATAATCTATACCTCCTTAGGAAATGGACGCGGGCGCACCGGCGTGGGAACGGCAGAAGCAGCCAAGATATTTGAACGTGCCTGTGCCGGTGGCAGACGTTGCCACACGGGTAGCGTAACGAGTGCGAGTGTGGATGCTTTCGGCGGTCGCCTGAGCGCAGTTGCAGTCGGTCAGAGGGTATGCGGTCGTGCCTGCGCCGATGGTAATGACCACGGGGGCGTTGATGGTAGTCGTGTCCGGTATGCTCTGGGCGACCACGATGCAATACTTCTCTCCGTTCTGGTATGCGCCAGCAGGGATATTGATGGTCAGCGTGTCATTGGCGAACGTCACCGCATCCGAGATGACGAGGTGCGGGCACAGACGGCAGCTTGTTTTGCAAGCCATAATGTTTTCCTCCTAAAAAATCAGGGGCAGAGGTGTTTTACCCCTGCCCCGATGGTTCACCCGGTGTTATCGGGGAGTGTGTTGGTTAGCAGCAACCGCAGCAGTTCACGCCCACGTTGGGGTTTGCAACTTGATAAGCGGGAATCGGACGAGGATTCACACGGTTCAGGATGGTATCGGTCTGCTGAGACATCACGGTGGTCAGAAGCGCATTCTGACGATCCTGAGAAGCGGCGAACTTCAGGCTCTGGTTCTCAGCGGTCAGAGTGGCAATCTTATCCTGCGTGAAGTAGTCCATCATGCTGCGGAAGTTGGCGTTGCAGTTGTCCACGATAGCGCGGGCGTTGTCTGCGATAGCCTGACGGGTAGCGCAGTCCTCCGTTGCAATAGTGTACTTCAGGTCGCCGATCAACTGTTTGTTCTCGCAGCAGCAAGATGCCAGCTGCGTGGCAAGTGCGGTCTGGCCAGCCTGCCGTGCGTTGCCCTCCTGCATGATGGCAAGGTTGATGGCGTTGTCGCCGTTGGACACGCTGCGCTCCAAACCGTTCACGAGCTGTGCGTTCTGGTAGCCAAGCTGACAGATGGCGCTGTTCACGCCTGCAAAGCCGTTCGCGATGTTGGTGTTGACGCCGTTCATCTGTGCCAGCTGGTCATAGCCCAGAGAGCAGATGCCGCTCTGGATTCCCGCCAGAGAGCGGGAGGTATCCTGCTGATAGAAGCCCTCAGACAGAGCCGCGCGGGTGTCGTTGCCACCCTGCCCGGTTGCGCCAGTGCCGACCAGATAGGGGATGTAGCTGTTCATGCCGTTGTCACCGCCGTTCCGGCCATAGCCGTTTGTGCCCCAGCCGAAGATGATGGCGAGGATGATAACCGCCCACAGACCTTCGTTGCCGAAAAATCCGCCGTTGTTATTGCCGCCGTCCTGCCCAGCCAGATAGCCAGTTGCAAAATCGTCCATAACAAAACTCCTTTCAGTTTTGCGTTATGCTATCCCACCGCCGTATGCGGTAGGCGAAGCCAAACAAAAGCGGTTTTTGTCAAGTCCGCAAAACTGAGAAGCGTTTCGCTTAGAGGGATGCGTTATTCAGCATTATCTTCATTTGGATTTCGAGCAAGCCAAAAGATGATGGCGAGAAGCATCAGCCCCGATTTGTCGTTTCCGTCAAAGATATTTTTTTCGAAGTTTTTTTCAATATTTTCTTCAGGTGAAACAGATTTTGATTCTTCCATACAAACCACCGTTATTTGGGCAGCGTCAGGTTCAGGACGCTTGCGAGCTGGTTCAGGTCAATGCCACGCTCTTTAGCGAGGTTCTGCGCCATCGTCTTAAGCTGCGCTTCGTTTTTGCCCTGAATCAGGTTCAGCCCCTGCATGATGGGTGCGCTCTGCCCACCCAACTGCTGGATAAGCCCCATCGGGTTCTGCCCGGCACGAGCCAGATTTGCAAGCTGCATGATAGGGCTGTGAGTAATCATATCAAACGGAGAGGACATCGCTTATTCTCCTTTCTTCGCTGCGGCAGTGGGCTTAGAAAAGCTCTTCTGCCATTTTTCCAGTTCATCCAGTCGGTGGACGAGAGCGTTGTACTGCTCAATAGGTACATACTGCTGTGTCGGTGCAGCGGTCTGCTGTGCCTGTTGTGCTTGCATCTGCCGCCATGCTTCCGGACTGTAGAACTCCTGCACATAGGATTCGCAGGTGTCCGGGTTGAGCCGCTTGCAGTAGATCACGCCGCTACGCAAGTCTGGGCAGTAGGTCGGTCTGCCGTACAGGTCAGACGGTATTGCCAAAAATTCTTCCCTGCTGGAAACAGGTCTGCCAAGCAGCCAACCGCCGTCCTGTGCCGACTGCTGAACAGGCTGCTGCCCATTCATCGGCTGCGGACGCTGCGGTTGTGCCTGCTGCATCTGCGTGTTTGGCAGGGAAGTGGCAAGGCCTACTGTTCCCATACCGCCGTAAGGGTTGACAGGTTGCTGCGGAACGTAGGGCGTTCCGGGTGTCGGATAATAGCTCATAATACATCCCTCCTGATGCGACCAGTGTACCGCATCAGCAAAAAGCGAAGGACAACGAAGGTACAACGAAGGGCAAAAAAGAAAAGCGCCCACACGGAAAAATCCGCATGAGCGCTTAACTGTTAAGGGTTTCACTTTGGAAGCAAGAATAAAATATCACGTTTTAGTTTGCACGGCAAGAGTTTCGACAAAACTAGTGCAAATAAGGCAAAAAATCAAGAGCGGAACTGCCCGTAGGCAATGCCGCTTTCTACAAAGGCCGTAGCCTTTCAAATCATAAATCGTATGGCACATAATGCAAAGACGCATACACGGATAATGCCACGCCAAAAACCGAGCTATGCCAAAACGGAAGGACGGTTTTTAGAACGCTTGATGTCGCCCCAAAAATAATCAGAGCGAACAAAACACGGGACAAAAAGTGATATATTTTATTTGCCATAATTCATATAAAATCGTCTCCCGCATGGTACGCACTGCCAGTAGGCGCGCGGGAGACTGGTCGGCACCTATCTGGCAACCGCTTTTTTCATTCCCAGATAAAGCACTGGGCTAGCTGGCAAATATCCACCCTAATGCGCTTCTCCGAGAGGCCGGGAGGATTTGTTGAGATTATTATACCACAATTCGTGCAAAAAGAAAAGCCAGCGGGTAAACGTTCTTCCGCTGGCTCTCTGTACACATTTTCTCCGAAGTGTGTGTACGCTACTTCGGACGGTACAAATATTATATCACACATTCAGCATTTTGTAAATGCCTTTCAACCGGTAGCCTACCGCCGTCCGGCTGTAATGTGTCTGTGCTGCAATGTCCGGAAGCGGGAGCCGCTCGACGTACCGCAGTAAGGCTATCTTACGGTCTACCCTCCCAAGCGGTGCGTTTTTGATGGCGGCGGTCATCTGCTGTCGGTCAAGTCCTTGCAGCGCAGCGGGCAGCACTACGCGAGCCGCCGCCACAGGCAGCACAGAGCCAAAAAGGCTGCGGCAGCTGTCCCGCGTTGCGCACCATATCGACAAGCACGGCGAACCGGTGACATTTTGTCACCATTTTCGTGATGTGCCGAAATTGCTCTTGTGCGGCGGACATTTTGTTGATGTCAACAAAATGCTCGTATGTAGTGCTTGCCATGATATCCTCCTTACTGCGTAATTTCCTCGGCGTTCGCACTATCCTCAGCGTCCAGTGCGTCGTAGTACGCCTGCGCCAGCGTCTCCACCTCTGCGATGTCGTCGGCATCCAACAACCCGTTGTCCAGATGGGCATACGCCTTATCCAGCCAATAGGCCACATCGTGTCCAACGGCGATTTCCCGCTTAATGGAGCGTAACGTCAGGTCGTGCCTGGCTTTAGATTTGATGGCCATATGTATGTACCTCCTTATGTGTTAGTCATTGATGCCACTGCGTCCTCAAGGTCAGTGATCCGCTTAATCGGGTCAGCTCTGCCGGTCACCGTCGCGCTGTCGGCATCGGTCAGAATTGTGTTCGCGCCGTTCAGAGCGGGGATGGGCTGTGCGCCGTTCAGAGCGGTGAAGGGCACAGGCTCTGCCAGCTTGTACGCAATTTGCACCGGCGTTCCGGCGGCGTACTGGGCGGCGAGGTAGGCATTCAGGTCATCAACACTGGCAAAAAGACTAGGCATATCAGACTCTAACAAAAAACAAAACTCGTAAGCCGTATTCACGGCAAATAACCGCCTGTTAAAATGACTACAACAAATAATTCCACCTTTTGAAATCCCCGGTGCAGAATGCGCCGGGAGGTTGATATAGCTGTTGAATTTGGTAAATTTCAGTTCGTTGCCGTCCAGCGTGATAATCTTTGCGTTTTCGTTTCCCTCTCCCGTCACTGCATCCACCGTGCCGCCGTAGATGGTGCGGGGCAGGGTCAGGGTGGCGGTTTGGCCGGTGTAAGGAGCATAGGTGGTTGCGTCGTCCCCTAATTCCAGTTGGATATTTTTGTATGTTGCATTGACATTAAACGACGGAGATGAACCAGCATAAAACCTAAAAGCAGAAATTCCAACACTTGCGCTAATAAAAATTATAATTTGTTGGTTTTTCCGTGCTTGCGAGTAGACCCATTTACCGTCAACATACCGGCCAACTTGGATAGTGTCGCTTGTTGCTTCGGTTTCTACCTCGAAAGAAAGCACATATTTACCAGCAGGATAGTTTATTGATATCTCTTTGTATTGCTTGAAACCAACATTCCCCAAACTCCATAGGTTTTTCCCGCATCGTTCGACCCTCGCGCTGTCCCTGCCCTTGATGGGCCGCACATTCTCCGGGCTAGGGTCGCCTGTACCTTCCTGCGTCGGCTCCCAGCTCACCTTACAGCCCAGCGGATAACCCGCTACCGGGTAGCACGTCACGGGGTTTCCGGTCTCCTCCGTCGGTGGGCAGAGCATATCCACGATGTGCTTGCTGCTCCATGCATCGGCTCCCACGGCAGTATCGTCGATTTGTGTGCCATCTTTGCCGTCCGCACCTGCTGGGCCGGGGTCACCTTTAGGCCCCTGTTCACCACGAGGACCAGTTTCGCCCTGCGGGCCAGTGGCTCCGGTAGCGCCTGTGGGGCCTTGAGGACCCTGTGCGCCCTGTGGGCCGACCGGGCCGATGGGGCCGGTGTCGCCCTTGTCGCCTTTCTCGCCTTTGAAGTCACCAGCGGCAATGCCCTCCTTCAGCTCCCGCAAGCTGTCAGCAGCTTCCTGGGCACTTTGACCAGCATTGGCAGCGCTTGTGGAAGCAGCACCGGCAGATGCCCCAGCCTGCTGTGCTGCCGTCTGTGCATCGGTCTTGGCCTGCTCTGCGGCGGTGGCATCGGTGTGCACGGCCCCCACCAGCTCCTGCCACGCGGGGGTGCCCGGCTCCGGCGTGGTTCCGTCCTCTGTGCCGCTGTTGGTGCTGACACGATACCGCAGGTCTGCGCTGGTGACGGTCTTGGTGCCGTCGCTTCCCTCAAAGGTGATGCAGCCATTGCCGGGCTGCGCGGTCACGCTGGCGGGCACATCCACATAGCCGTCAACGATCAGCGTGGACGCCGGGTCTTTGCCGCCAGGGACATGCCAAAACGCCCGGATGGTCAGGCCTTCCCACTCGCCGGTTGCATCGACGCGCAGGCGGTACACGCCCCGGTTCTTGGTGTAGCCAAAGCGCACCAGCTGCTCATAGCCCGGCACTTTGACGACGCCATTGGATGCGAGAGATACGCTTTGCTCAATCATGCTTTACTCCTTGTTGATGGTAGGCTTCTTTTCTGCCAGTGCCTTTTTCATCATGCTGACGGCCTTTTCAATCACACTGTCCAGCACTTCATCGGTGATAAAAGGCTTGAGCCAGTCCGGCAATGCGCCGCGCAGCGCAGCAAAGACCTGCGCCTTTTTCTTGGCGCCCTGACCGCTGCCCATGCTGCTTTCTGCCAGGGTCACCAGTTCCAGGGCCCACTGCTTGACGTACTGCTTGTAACCAAGCCGGATGGCACCTACGGCCAGAGAGACAAAGCCAATGAACATCAGTACCAGGGCGACGGGTGCGGGGATAAAGTTAAGCATTGCTTCCATGTTTCGTTACTCCTTCCATGAGGTAATTATCGATTTTTTCCTTGCTGGCCTGCATAGCGGGCACGTTGTTTCCGGTCAGCTGTGCTTCCAGCAGGGCACGAACGGCTTCAAGCGTCAGGCGGTTTACTTCGTCGATTTCCCCGAAGCGGGACAAATCGCGCCCAAGCGCCAAAGAATGTTGCGCATAGCCCGTTTCTAGCGTTTGCAAGCGCTTGTCCATCTCGTCAAGCCGCTTGTTCTGCGCATCGTCAGGGGCTTTTGCCTTTTTGATGTACTTGTGGATAATTTCCAGCACCTTGTCGATGGTGATGGTCGCAGCGCACAGGCTGCCCAGAATGCCCAGCACCCACAGCAAAGCTTCTTTTTCGGTCATTTGCCCTCCCGGAGACGGGTCAGGCCCTTCTTGCGGATGATACGGGGGTAGTTGAGGGTGGTGACGTTGAGGTCTACGTTGCCCGTGATGCCCGGCAAGCTGCCCTTGCTGGTGTGCTGGTGGGCGTTGTAGGCAAAGGTCACGGCAGGCGTCTTTCCTGTGTAGTCGGCCAGCCAGACGTCGTAGGGGCTGAGGGCAGCACCGCCCATATACAGGCGTGTCTTAGCAAAGCTGGTGTAGGTATAGAGCTGGGCATAAAAGCCCATGTCTTCCACCTTTTTCAGGGCGTAGGCTGTCAGGTCGGTCAGCGCCTGCTTGCCAAGAACCCTGAATTTGTTGTCCTCCACGTCCACTGACACAGGCATTTCCAGCGTCTTGCCACGCAGGGCGTCAGCCAGCAGGGAAAGCTCTGCATCGGCCATTGCCTCGCTGGTGGCGTAGGTGTAGTAATACACGCCCACAGCCAGACCTGCCGCCTTTGCATTGCGGTAGTTTGCTTCAAAGGTCGGGTCGATGTACAGGCCGTCCGCCCGCTTGGAGAGTCTGCGGTTTGTGCTGACGGTCTTGAGCATGACGCCCTGATAGCCAGCGGCCTTGACCTTCTTCCAGCCCTCCGGTGTAATGCTGCCCTGATACCGGCTTACGTCGATGTAGCGATAGGGCGGTGCTCCCGTCCACTCGGTCACAGATGCCATTGTGTCCTCCTGTTCTGCCTGTTCTTCCGCCAAAGCGGCAAAGAACCGGCTCAAAAAGTTAAAAAGTGCGGTCAAAAATGTGTTGTTTATTGCGATCAACCTCCCGGGCCCAAGAGTAGGCATTAAGTGCCATGGGCGGTTTCCTGCTGGGCCAGCAGCTCGGTCAGCTCTTTGTACTCGGCCTCGGTGATGCGGCCGAGTGCGTAAAAAACATCAATTTTTTCCGCAAGGCCAGCGGTCTGGCCGCGCTCGATCAGGCGTTTACAGATACGATACAACATAGTTTTTACCTCCTTATGTGGTGGTGTCAGTGGTGGTGTCGTCGGTCATCCCCAGTTCCAGCAGGGCGACGCGGTATTCATGATCTACCGCCAGGGCATCCGTGTCCGCCTGCGCGGCCTGGGTCTCGGTCAGCAGTTCGGCAAGGGTGGGGTAGTGGTAGCCGGTGAGCCAGATCTCTACGGTGTAGCCGCCGGTCGACGTTTCTGTTGCAAAGTGCAGGGTCCCGTTTGTCTGGAAAGTCGTGTTGGATGCGAAAATTCCAGTGCCGTTTCCGTAGTTATGATTGGCGCTGCTGCCTTTTGCAATGTCTACTTCCTCGCCGTACCCGCC